CAGCCTTGATAATTTGTAAGATAAGGAACTAAAAATCTTGTAAAGGTAAATTCTGTAGAACTTAAGGGATCAATATCTCTGGTATAGATATCGCTCTTTCGAAGATCTTGCTGTTTCAACGCTATGACCTGTGCTTGAGGTTGATGTTTATATATACTGTGTTCACAGACTTGAAATGCAATATCTTCTCTAATATCATATCCTACAAAAACTTTCATTTTCTTTCTATGTCCTCTTCAACGCATTGTTCACCGTATTGTATCTCTACAATTTTTAAAGGATGATCGTAGGGATTAGTAAGTTGGTGCCACTCCTGTACTGCAACATGTAGCTGATCGTGATGAGCCAATACTGCCGGGGCTAGTTCAAAATCTAACGGGGTTGCTCTGTTAACAACAGCTTGACCTTCGCTGACAATCCAATACTCAGCACGTAGATTGTGCCGTTGCATACTTAGGCTTTTGCCGGGGTTGACTGTGAGTTCTTTGACTTTCATGCCCGGAACTTCATGTAGTACACGATAGTAACCCCACTGCCGTTCAGTTTTAGGAGTCTTCCATTCTTGTAAAATCCAACTACTAGAATTGGCTTTGTTAAAACCGCCGACTCCGAACGCGAAGGTTAGATTATCATGTTGAACTTCCATTTCTGGAATATTGTCGTTGGTTCTATCCCCACCGTTGGCAAAAACTATCTTGTCATTAGGAAAGGTTTGTTTTACTAATTTAATTGCCAACTTAGCACTGTTGTCATCATCGTTGAACTCGATAACGTAGTCTACGCCTACAATATTTTTTACAATGTTTAGTCTTTCTTGAAAGGGCATAAATGGCGCACCTTTCTTGCGTGTTAGCCATGCATCTGAATTAATACCAACAACTAATGTGTCTCCTAATGCTTTGGCTGCTTTGAAATAGGCGATGTGCCCAGAATGTAGGGGGTCAAATCCACCGGTTACAAGAACGATTGTTTTCATGCAGATATTTATCTGCTCATATAATTACAGATTATTTTTCCAGTATTCTGAATTTTTAATCCAATTATAGTAAATTTCAAATCCTTCTTCAATATCAACTTTGGGATCAAAGTTAAAATCTCGGCGGGCAGCAGTGATATCTAAAGCACCTCTACTGGGAAAATCAGCATCTTTATCTCGTATCTCAATGGCGCCGTTGCCTACTAATTTAACTGCCAATTCAGCAGCAGATAGCAGTGTTTTGCTATGACTTTTTGTAATATTGTATATTTTATTTTTTGTTGATTCGACTTGTACTGCATCCACTATACCGTTGGCTGCATCGTCAACATAGGTAAAATCTAAAGTTTCACTTACTCCGTTTACTTTGAGAACACCGCCACGCATTGCTGTTAATAAAAATTTTGAAATAACTCTATCTTCAACATCAAGCGGACCATAGACTGCACTGGGTCTAAAAATTGTATAATCGGTACCGTGCTTTTGATAATCTTTAATTAACCATTCTCCAGCTAGTTTCATAATACCGTACTGACCCTGTGGCCGACAAATATCGTCTTCGGTAACATAGTCTTGAAAATCACCGTATACCATACTGCTGCTAGTATAAAAGAATCGTTGAACTTTATGTTTTTTACAATTCTCTAATAGATTTAGTAAACCTTCACTCATAGTCCTTGAACCTAAACAAGGATTTGCATTTACTACCTTTTGTCTCGGAAAACTTGCTAGGTGTATAACTAGTTCGGGCTTGTGTTTTTGAAACAACCAGTCGATTCCGCTAACATCAGCAATATCGATTGTATATAATCGATCAGTTTTAATTATTTTTAATCGTTCACTAATTAGATAATTAATTTCGCTTTGAGGAATAATACCGTAGTTTGTTCTTGTATCTACTACTGCAATTTCGTGACCTTGCTGCTCTAATTTTTTAACAACATTGTGTCCAATTAGCCCTAAACCGCCAGTTACTACAATTCTCATAAGGTTGCGTCTTCTAATCCTGCTGTTCTAAGTTTGACAATATTTGATACTTGCCATTGTTTGATATCGAGTGCTTTGATAATGCCTAACCATTTATTTCTAAGTAAGGCAAAATCGTTGATGATTTTTTCAAAGTCTACAACGTCTGCTTCACCTTCTACGAACTTTTCACAGTCCCTAGAAGATAAAGCACGTTGATAGTTTTCAAGGTACTTGCGAAAATGTTGACTACGAAGTCTACGAAGTTCAATATTAAGATATTCTAAAATACCTTCAATCTCTTGAAGTTGATTAAATCTAGTTTCAACAATGCCTGGCATATTTGCTGAGATTTTTTCAAGACTTCCTGACAATTTGCAATCTATTTTAGCTGCCAACAACTCAGTTTCATAATAGGCCACTGCATCAGGAATGTTTGAAATATCCTTTGAAACTTTATCGTACCAATTCACTTAGTCCTCGTACTCGTCGTTGTAATCGGGTTCGTCTTCTTCCTCAATTTCCTCACCATCAATAGCATACTCAATGGCTTGGTCTAGATAAGGATCTACACCTTGCAAACTTTCTAATACTGAGTCTTTGACACCGTAGTCCAACAGTGTATTAACATAATCTGCGGCAACGTCTTTACGATGTTTTTCTGGAATGTGTTCAATGATCACAGTCCATAGGTCAGCAATTAAATCTTCTTTCATTCTGCGCTCTCCGTTTCAGGTTCAACATTAGTAGTTATCTCTGAAGCGGTGGTTTCACCATGTTTTGAAATGTCTTCCATGACAATATCAAGTCCGTCTTTCTCATTACGTTCCCAAGCCTTGCGGAACTGTTTGATAATCTCGCCGTCTTTGGTCACATATACAAGACTGTTTCCTTCTTTCTTGAGCATACCTTTAGCTTCGAACAGGTCGACCAACCCACTATATGGACTCATACCTGTTTCATAAGGAATTTCAACCTGCACACTTTCAAATGGCTTGGCATAACGAGTTTTCATAATCTTACAAGCAGCACGAATACCCTGTACTGTTGTAGTCTTGTTGCCGTCGGCATCAAGTTTTAACTTCAGCTTACGCATAGCAACCACAATAGAGCTGGCATAGATAAACCCTTGCCCGCCGCTGATCTTGTCATCGGGATCGAACATATCTTGTGAAGCGTATGTGTGATTGGTTGCTACTAGACCAATACCTAGACTACCAAACATGTTTACACAGTTACGAACAAGTGCTGTTAGTGCTTTAGGCTTACGACCCATATCACCTTTCATATCACCTGCTTGGAATTGATTAACATCAGTAGGAGTCAATAACATACCTAAACTATCGATGATGAACAATACTTTAGGACGATCGGCTTCATCCATTGTTTTATATTCTGCAACAAATTCTGTAATAGTTTTTGCTACATCGTCAATCATCGCCATGTTAAGTTTCAACAACTTATCTGGACTTGTATCAACGTCAAGTGCATGCAACCACTTTTCATCTAGTGCGTTTTCTGTATCGATTAAGATTGGAAAAATGCCTTGTGCTTGTGCGTTCTTAACCAAATTGCCTGAACAGATAAATGATTTACCTGCACCTGATTCGCCAGCAAACACAGTTACTTTGCCTAACGGAATGCCACGATTAAAATCGCCGCTGATTAGATAGTTTAGTGCATAGTTGTTTGTGCTAACCCAATCTGTTGGGTCATTAAAGCCAATACTTAAACCATCGATAGATTTAGTAATTGACTTTCTAAATTTTGATATATCAAATGCTTTTGCCATTATGATTTCCTGTAATGATGACGAGTGTGGGAATCATCCCACACTCTTACTTTAGCTTGATTACTTCTGACGGTTACGAATCATGGCAAGGATGTCTTGCGCACGACTAGCACCTTCTGCTGATGCTGCCGGTGTAGCTGCCGGAGCAGTAGCCGCTGGCTCGTCATCAATTTGATCATCAATAGGAGCTGCTGCCGGAGCACGGACTGCAGCCGGCTTGTTAGGATCGCCAGTTACCTGACCCATGCCCGCTGGTTTGAAGTATTGACCCCAACGATCCATGTCATATGCTTCACCGTCAACTGACGCTTCAAACATTTCTTTCATGACTTTGAGTTCAACATCACTTGGCTTCTTAGGAAGGAAGTCACTAAGATTATGAAGGCCGTGTGCTTCAATTGCTGCAGTTTCTTCTGTTGTCAATGAACGCTCACGACGGCTCCACTTTGAAGTAGAGTAGTCTGCAAATCCGCCTTTGCTGGTTTTAGCAATACGGAAGTCTAGACCCTTAAGAGCGTCGGTTGGCAACTCGTCCAACTCTGGATCCATCAACGCTGAACGAATGATTTGATAGATCTGAGGACCAATGATAAATCTGCGAATTGGATTTTCCGGAGTCTTTTCTTCACGAATCGGATCTTCAACTACAAAGCCTTGGAAAATGTAACTACGTTTCTTCCAATACTTACGACCCATTTCTTCTAGACTTTTGTCTTTGAACCAACCACGTACTTCTGAAAGAATCGGACATACTGAACCATCGTTGTACATTTCAACGCATGGAACTTGTACTTGTACTGGACGTGAATCTGTTTCACCTTTGATGCCGGCGAATGGCAATTTGATCATTGCACGCTCTACCCAAAAGAATGTGTTGTTTGGATTGCCATCAGGTAACAAACGGATAACCGCTTCTTTGCCTTCTTGCATATTCCAGTGTGGGT